TTATTGATGGTAGTGTTGATGATATTAAGTCCTCTTCACAATGGTCTTATAATAATAAGTTTGATTCTTATACTAGCCTAAAAGAAATGGATGGCTTTGGATATGTTGCACAACTAGCAGGATATGCTAAAGCATCAGGTAAAAAAGTAGGTGGTTGGTGGGTAGTTAATAAAGCCAATGGCGATTTTAAATATGTACCTGCTACAGGTCTTGACGTAGATGATGAGTTAGACTATGTTAATGCTAAGATAAAAAAACTTAACAACAATGAGTTTAACCGTTGTTTTGAGCCTATAAATGAGACTTTTAGAGGTAAAGAGACAGGTAACACAGTTTTAAATACACATTGTACATTCTGTTCTTATAGATATGATTGTTGGAAAAATATAAAAGAACTTCCAGCTGTTATGTCTCAAGCTAAATCACCTAAGATTGTTTCGTATATAGATATAAAAGAAGAGTATCTATAGATGTCTCCTCATAAAGTAAGAAGAGAAGCTATAAAGTATGGGTATAGGAGTGGGTTAGAGCATGCCCTCTCCTTATACTTAACTAAGCTAAAACATAACTATTCATATGAGAGTATGAAGATAGAATGGGAAGACTTAACCTATCGTACATATACACCTGACTTTATATTAAATAATGGTATAATAATAGAGACAAAGGGAAGATTCTTAACAGCAGATAGAAGAAAGCATCTGTGTATAAAGAAGCAACATCCTAAACTAGATATTAGATTTGTGTTTACAAATAGTCGAAGTAAGCTAAGTAAAGGTGCGAAATCTACATATGCAGAGTGGTGCATTAAACATGGCTTTAGATACTACAACAGGATAATACCTGAAGATTGGTTGAAAGAAAAAGGTAAGAACAAACACCCTACATTTATAAAATTTAGTGGTACAAAAATAAAAAGGAGTAAGTGAATGGATTACATAAAGAATAGACCTGAAGATTTTATGATAAGGGTTAGACCCTTTCTAGATAAGAAAGAAAGATGGACAGGAGAGATTGACGTAGTTATAGTCACACACCCTGACAATGGTATGGAAGATGATGACTACTACCAAGTAATGCATATATGTAAAATGATTTCTTCTGTTATACCTATAATGGATAAAGATACAGCAGTTAGAGAAATGATGAACGATTATGTTATAAATTCACTTGACACATCTTCTAAAGATGATATAAATGATAGAGGAACAGTTGAAGATATAAAGGACAACGTTATAACTATTAACTTTAAACCAAGCACTAAGCATTAATAATATGGAGAGATATATGGACTACATGATACGTAGAGTAAAGGAAGAAGAAAAACAACAAAACACTAATGGAGATGCAGTCAACCATCCACCACATTATAATGCGGCAGGTATTGAGTGTATTGATGCACTAGAAGCAATGTTAGGAGATGAGTTCCAATCTTATCTACAGGGTAACATAGCTAAGTATTTATGGAGATATAGATATAAAAATGGTGTAGAAGATTTAAAGAAAGCACAATGGTATCTTACTAAACTCATTGAGGTCTATGATGATAAGAGTTAAAGTTATGTTAACATTGGATATTGATGAAGAAGAATATCCTATACCTGCTGATGGAAAGGTAGGAGAGGAGATAGAAGCGAGTGTGACAGAATACATATATGACATAGGTGGTGTTACAATAAAAAATATTAGAACTATACAGGAGACAAAACATGATAAATAATTACTTACCAACTGACTATCAAAACTTCATAGCACTCTCTCGCTATGCAAGGTGGCGAGAAGAAGACCAACGTAGAGAGAATTGGGGAGAAACTATAGATAGATACTTTGATTATATGGAAAAGCATCTTAAAGATAAGCATGCCTACACAATAAGTAAAGCACTAAAAGAAAAAGTAAGCACACAGATAATGAATTTAGGTGTAATGCCTAGTATGAGAGCCTTGATGACAGCAGGACCTGCTCTAGATAGATGTCATGTAGGTGGTTACAACTGTAGCTACATACCTGTAGATAGTCCACGTTCATTTGATGAGTGTATGTATATACTTATGTGTGGCACAGGTGTTGGATTCTCTGTTGAAAGAGAGGTTGTAGGCAAGCTACCCATAGTTAATGAACACATGGAAGTAAGTAATACTATCATAAAAGTGGCAGACAGCAGACCCGGTTGGGCAAAAGCATTACGTGAGTTACTTGCTATGTTATATGCAGGACAGATACCTACTTGGGATGTGTCAGAAGTAAGACCAGCAGGTGCTAGACTTAAAACATTTGGAGGTAGAGCATCTGGACCTGCACCACTAGTTGAGTTATTTCAATTCTGCATTAGTAAGTTCAAAGGTGCTAAAGGCAGAAGACTATTTCCTATTGAGTGCCATGACATTATGTGTAAAATAGGTCAGGTTGTAGTTGTGGGTGGTGTTAGACGTTCTGCTCTTATCTCACTGTCCAACTTAGGTGATGACCAAATGCGACATGCTAAAGCAGGAGAATGGTGGGATGAACCTGAAAAAAGAATACATCGTGAAGGTCAGAGAGCATTAGCCAATAACTCCGTAGCATATAAGGGTAAACCTGAGATGGGTACATTTATGAGAGAGTGGACTGCATTATATGAATCTAAGTCAGGAGAACGTGGCATATTTAATAGAGAATCTGCTATTAAACAAGCAGCTAAGAATGGAAGAAGAAAATATGCACTAGTAGAAAATCCTGAATCACCACTAGATTATATACAATTTGGTTGTAATCCCTGTAGTGAGATTATTCTTAGACCATATCAATTCTGTAATCTTACAGAGGTTGTGTGTAGAGTCACAGATGACCTAAACTCATTGAAAGAAAAGGTACGTATAGCTACTATATTAGGCACATTTCAGTCTACACTAACTAACTTCAAGTATTTACGTAAGATATGGAAGGATAATACAGAAGAAGAAAGACTATTAGGAGTTTCCCTAACAGGTATTCTTGACTGCCCTATATGGACAGAGGAGATTCTACAGATACTAAGAGATGTAGCAGTAGAAACTAATAAGAAGTTAGCTAAAGACTTAGGTATCCCTCAGTCAACTGCAATCACTTGTGTCAAACCTAGTGGTACAGTTAGTCAATTAGTTGACAGTGCTTCAGGTATTCATGCTAGACACAATGACTACTACATTAGAACTGTACGTGGTGATAATAAAGACCCTATCACGCAATTTATGAGGGAGAGTGGCATACCATCTGAACCTGATGTAGGAAAGCCTGACAGCACTACTGTGTTTAGTTTTCCTATGAAGTCACCATCAGGTGCTACAACTAGGACAGATATGACAGCCATTGAGCAGTTAGAGTATTGGCTTATGTTTCAAAGGCATTGGTGTGAGCATAAACCATCTGTAACTATATCCGTTAAAGAAAATGAGTGGATGGAAGTAGGAGCATGGGTATACAAGAACTTTGATGAAGTATCAGGCATATCATTCCTACCTTTCAGTGACCACACATATGCTCAAGCACCTTATCAAGACATTACAGGTGAAGAGTATGAACAGGCATATAAGAAAATGCCAGCATCTATTGATTGGTCTAAGTTGGCTGATTTTGAGAAGGAAGACACGACTACAGGTGGGAGAGAGTTAGCCTGTACAGCAGACTCATGTGAGTTTGTTGACTTAGAAGCTAGTTAATGCTAGAGTCTACTACACTACTTTGGTGGCAGTGGTGGTTGTTAATCGCCATTTCCATCAATACTACGATAAATCTTATTGTCTTTTTTAGAGGTAGAAAATTACATATAAGGGAAATATTACATCTTAAACCCAAGCGAATAAAAGGAGAGAAGAATGGAAAACCTAGCACCAAGTAAAAAAGACAGAAAAAAGTTTGACATAGACTTAGAGTATGGTAAAGTAAGAGAGAAGCAAGTAGCAGAAATGTTACAGAATAAGAAGATAGAAGTTAAAAGCGAGAGAGGTATGTGGCAGAATACAGGCAACATAGCTATCGAGTTTGAGAGTTATGGTAAACCTAGTGGTATAAGAGCGACTGAAGCAGATTACTGGTTCCATAAGTTGTGTGTAGGAGAAGAAACGTTCTGCACACTAGTATTTGATGTTAATAGTTTAAAAAAGATTATAGATAAACTTGACACAAAGAAATGGGTGGCAGGGGGAGACAACAAAGCAAGTAAAATGTATTTACTTAACTTGCAAAAGTTGTTTTCCTCTGATGTTATAAAAACATTTAAAGGAGTAGAAGCATGAGAGAGATGATATTACAAGCACTAAAGAGTAAGCTACTAGGAGATGTTAATAGTCACATAGCTAATATAGAAGTGATGATGACTAATCCTGTAGGAGTGGGAGACCATCCTACTATAGTTGACACTATAGATAAAGAGCTATCAGCATTAGAACATGCTAATGGTAAACTAAATAACTTGGTTAGGTTTTTTGAAAGGAGAGAAGAAAATGCAACAGGTGAAGAGAAAAAGGAATCCAAATCTAAGTAAGTATGATGCACCCTTGAAGATACAATTCACTAAAGGGTACACGGATTTCAAGAGAGGTAGGGTAACGAATCCTTATCACCCCAATACTATGCAAGCAAGAGAGTGGGCAAGGGGTTTCAATGTATCCTACTTTCAACGATTAGAAAGGGTCAAAAGGGATGAAATTAGAAGAGGAAGCGAGAAAATTCATGCAGGATAGATTAATAATAAAGGAAGTAATGACTGCTGACTTTTATGAATCACAAGCAGGACAGACTGCTATCTTCCCTAAAGAGAAAGCCTTAGAATATTTAGCTCTAGGTATGACTAGTGAAGCAGGGGAGGTTGCAGGTAAGGTAAAGAAACTTATACGTGATGGGGAGGATGTGGAAGGCTTTGAAATGAAGAAGATTGCCATATCACATGAGATAGGTGACGTACTTTGGTACTGTGCTATGATGGCTAAAGAAGTGGGTGTTCCATTGGGTGATATTATGCAGGATAATTTAAACAAGTTGCATGGTAGAAAAGAACGTGGCACACTACAAGGGTCAGGGGATAATCGTTAGTATTAAATAGCAGATGTTGTTAGGTTTATAGTAATTACTTTCTTTGTTGAGAGTAAAAAGTTCTACTAGCTGTTAAATCTAATAGCATCTGCACATCACTTGCAGCTTTTTCACCAAAGAAATCAGGC